GATCAGAATAAACTTCTGCTTCCAACTCCTCAATAACAGTTTTCAAATTCTTAATGATAAGTTTCAAGTGGTTCTTGTCCATGTCAAATAAAATAATTAAAATTAATTACTACCCTTCTGGCAGTGTCAGTGGTTGATACAGCTCTGTGTTTTTCATTTGAATCGAAAATCACAATTCTGTTTTCAATACTTTCAACTTTCATACCATTGCTTTCAAACTCAGTATAACCGTTGTTCGTATTTACATAATATATGGCAGTGATGCAATTGTCAACATCACTATGATAGGCACTTTCCACATGGGTCGGTGTTTTCATATTTAGATTAGCCTTACTTCTAACTATAGATACAGGATCTAACTTTTGCCATATTGGACTCAAATTACTGAAGAAAGGACTCGATGGTGCATAGTTATTATATAAAACATGAACAAATTGATAGTCACCATCACCAGGCAGAACTACACCATTACAACAGTTCCAACTGATTTTGTAACCCAAGAATAAATCTTGAAGTTCCTTGAACTCATCAGGCCCAAGAAAATTATCAATTAATTCATAATTCATTTTCTGCTTGTTCTGCCTCTTTCAACAACTGTGTGACAAACTGTTCAGTGCCATCCATCATCTTAATTTGAAACAGATTAGATTTCATATATTTCTTTGTCTTTTTATACTTTTTGAGAAGTTTCTTATACTCCTCTCTATTCATGTGAACTTTACCCTCCTCAGCCATTGTTCACCTCTAGTTCCCATTCCATTATGGATAACAAGGTATCAATTGGAATCCAAGTTGGATCTTCTTCTTTGAACTGAACCTCAACCTCGGTTATATTCTCGCCTCGAAATCTATTGTAAGTTGTTCGAGTGTTCTTGACAACGCTTATGGGATTAATCATTTTCTTTTCCTCTGAGCAGGTTTTGATGGTGGTTTCTTTTCTGGTTCTGGATTCCATTGTTTTGGATTAACTTGACCAGCAGTTTGTTTGAAACTCTTTAATCCCTGTTTGTACTTATCGTAGTAATGATCGAACATATCTACCTGTTTTTGGCATAATGTTATATCATAGAAGACTTTATCTTCTCCATTTTCCTTATCAACATACTCAACAAGATATGCCGTGTAAGGCAATTTCTTATCCTGTGCTAATTTTGGATCACATTTTTCATGAAGTACTTTAAGCATTAAGATCTATTCCCCCAAGTAATTTCTGGATATGCTTCTGCCACTAATTCCTTAGTGATGTTGTATTTTGTGTTGAGTGCTTTGTCTTTCACAAGAACAAGAATCTCAGCCTCTGGTGGAGGTAAAGTTTCAAGTATATTGATAAAGAAACTTTCTCTTTTGATCTTATTCATTGCATCATCACCACCTTTTACAAAACGGTAAAAGTTTTTGGCTTGATTGCGAATAGTAGACCTTTGTGGAAGTCCTTTGTCCACACTTGCCTGTACATCACTCTCTACAGGTTGATATGGTACATTACCCTCTGGCAACATAGAAACCACAGACTCATCAAAATTCCATATCATAGTCATTTTGAAAGAATCTTCTCCGTGAGTACGAAGTATGTCTAACTTTTTTGATTTTACTCTTTCAGAATCGACAGCTTCTAAAAGTTCGTGAACCATAGGATTTGCAGGCAGTTCTTTCTTTTTAACTGTTACTGTCCTTGGTTTTGTTGAAGTTTTACGAGTAGAAGTCTTTTTCCTACTTGTGGATCTAGTCTTCGTCGTCGTCTTCTTCGCTGTTGTCATTTTCAAACCTCACGGCTACTATTTCATCGGGAATGAGATTCCCATTTTCATCATACATTTCGGGATGACTAAATGCCATACCTTGATTCTGTAAATTGATGTAATTGTTTTGTTGGGCTAACCAGCCAATTATACCACCTAATATCAAAAATGTAAAGCACATCATGCTGAATATTACAAGAAGTACAGTGGTTTCCATGTCGGTCTCCTAATTGTTGGTTTTCTTTTTTATATCTAACGATAATCTAAATTCTCTACCAAATAAGGAGAGTTTGATATCGAAGAACTTTGGTGTCTGTTTAGGCGGTTTCTTTTTATCTCCTTTGAGTATAAGTTCTACGCCTTTATTTATGTCCATATCTGGGGGAAACATGTTAAATTATTCTATGTTCTTTCAGATATTTCAGAGTTTCATTAGCGTTGCCTAAATTCTTACCATCCATTACCACTTGTGGCACTGAAATCGTATCAGGGAACATGGATCTGAACTCTTTCTCTGTATAATCTTTGTCTAATTCTTTATATTCATACTCCTTACCTAGCATTTCAAGTACAACTTTTACCTTGTAACACATCGGGCATTCATTTTTTCCGTAGATTGTAAACATAATTAATACCTAATTACTTCTATTTTATGCCACTCAAAGTCAAAAACTAATAAAGCTCCGAGTGTCTCTTCATTATAACATACTGTAAAATATGTAGATAACTTTCTACCATCTAATCCTCTGGAAGGTTTGTCACCTATAAAAATAACCCGACCTTCTAGTGGTTTACCACCTAAAACTTCGGGCACACTGACTATAGAACCTTCACGGATTGCTTTGGTTTTGGCAGTATCTAAGAAAACTTTCTTCGATTCCAACTGTATCTCGTTTCCCTTGAGATACCCAGAGGTGACAGAATTCGTAGAGGTTACGGACATTTTCGAGAGTATTGAATTGTTTTAAAGAAAGAAATGCTTGTTGGCGTAATGCCATACGTTCATCACGATATCTTAAGTCATTCATCTTTCTCTTGTTCCTTCTCCATTCTATCAATAGCGGTGGACATCTTATCGAATAGATTATCTGTTGCTTGAATATTATCCAAGTGAGAGATTATACTACCAAGTTCCCTTACAATATAAGGTTTCTCTACCCTTGCTGCAAAGGCAAGTGCATCACGAAGATGAATTTCTGCCTTTTTGAGACTTTCTGAGGTTTGTTCTGATAGTGCCATTAGTCTTTCTTGATTGAGTTCCAATCGTCTTGGAATAATTGTAATCCCTTGTCGGTTAGAATGTGATTGTACATCTTGCCAAATATAGCAGGGGGCATAGTAACAACATCTGCTCCTACTGAAAAACAATCTGCAACATCTTTTACATTTCTAAGAGATGCAGCAAGAACCTGAGTTCTTGACATATGTTCTTTATATAGATTTGCGATGTCTTTTACTAATCCAATACCTTCAAATGAATTATCATCTACTCTTCCTACAAATGGTGAAACGTAAGTCGCACCCGCTTTTGCAGCAAGAACTGCCTGTGCAACTGAGAAACATAGAGTCACATTTACTGTGAATAGGTCACTTGTCAATAACTTACACGCTTTTAGACCTTCTACTGTCAACGGCACTTTGATAGTCACATTCTTCATATCTTTAAATGCTTGTGCCTGTTCTACCATCTCCATGGCTTCTTCTGCAACTACCTCTGCCGAAATAGATTCCAAATAAGGGAACTCTCCAGATATTTTCTTAATTGTTTCTACAGGATCTCCACCACTCTTGAGTATTAATGATGGGTTAGTCGTCACGCCGTCTATCAGACCTGTTTGAGTAAACTTTTGAATGTCTTCAAATACGGCAGTATCAAGGAAAATTTTCATTTTTTAGTTTGTCTTTTAATTAATTTGGCGTAGAGTACTTCTTCTCTACTATAATGGGCTGGAAACTGTTTTGCAACTTTTATTAACCTTTTTGCTGTTTTTCTCTGGGATTCAACACACATTTTGTATTTTTTCGTATCATTTCTTTACTATTTAGCACAGGTGATAAGTAAAAATACGCACTGGACTCATTTAAAGATTGTCTTAACTTTCTAACCACTAAAAGTTGTTTTTCAAGTAGAGTCATCTAGTCTTTGTTTCTATTAGCTTTGCAGTTTCTATCTCATCGCTTTCATCTGCATTTGTATGATGAGTAACTTCTTTAAGTGTTTTGAGATACTCTATAACATGTTCTCTGATCTCCATGAGTTCATTGAAACAGTTTTGATTATGAGCACAACCACGGAGGTCGGGATCTGGTTTATAAACTGATTCTGTGAAGAGATCGAGGGCCCTTTGGTATCTTGAGGCATCAGACTCATCTTTGCCTATTGAATTTTGATCATGCATGACTATAAATTGGGTTTTTCAGTTATATATTTGTCGGCGCCTGTTACCATTTTTAGTTTTTCAATCGCCAACCATTGATTTTCCATTTCTCCAACAAGATATTTGATTCTTTTTTCATTTATCTCATTTTGTTCTAAAAGATGAGCAATAGTATCAGTAAGTGTCTGAGTATTACCGTCACCATCTTTTAAAGATATGGAATAACTTGTTTTTAATTTACGAATTAAACGCCTTTTCAATAAAAAATAAAGAATCAGATTTAATACAATAACATAAATCATTTTTTAGATCTTATTGCTCCCCATGTCAACTGGAGAAGTCCTTGAATAGTTGATAATAGAGGAAATGGTCTACTTGAACCTATTTCATCAAAAACGTCCATGTTCAATTTGAAAGCATAGTTTGCTTCATTGATAATCAATTCACCATCAGACCAAGTGATAGGAAGATTATCCAAGGCGGT